CCATAAGGGGCACGCTGATGATCAACTCCATCAGTAGAGGCAACATATGAAAGTCCTGAACACTGCCTGGAACGCCTCAAAAAGGCCGCCCGGGAAGACTAATCTGATTCACTCCCTCTGGCTTGACCACCTCGTCTGGAATTCTGGCGTAGAACGCCGGAATTTCGTCATTGTTGGTCAGAAGGTTGGAGTAAAGCAGCAGGACTGGAAGAAGAGAATCCTTGCTGGCGTATCAGCCACGAGCGATTACTCGCTTGACGCGGGTTATACGTTGCAAGCCCAGCCACTGAACTTTCGTCATGTTCGTAAGCACCTTAACGGGCTTATGATACCGGACCAGGTTTCAGATATAACTGGGTTTGGTTACAGCTATAATCTTGCAAATCGTGGATCTGCACTAAACACGCAGATTGCACACATCACGAGCGCCTCTGCTCAAGTTGACAACGAGGCGATCAGTAGGTTGCATGCGAAAATCCGTGAGGACACCGCAGCAATCAATGGGTCGACTTTCCTCGGAGAGTTGAGGGAGACCATCGGCATGCTCAGGAGTCCGTTTCAGGCTGCCCGCAAAAACGTCGTTCATTATCTCGATGCTTTTTCAAACACAAGCAAAGAGGTGAGAAGAAACGTCAAGCGGAAAAGGTCTGATTCGGATCGGTCATTATCTATCCGTCGTGCGCAAGCACTGAAGGATGGCATGGCCGGAACCTGGCTTGAGGTACAGTTTGGTCTTAAACCCGCGATAGCTGACACGAAGGCTATCCTTTTGGGTCTAGACAGAATAATCAACGCTCACGATATGAAATCTCGTGTTGTGGCGAAGAAAAATGTACCTACTTCGGCGAATGTAGAGAGTAGTGGACTTGGGTTCTGGTATAATTGTATGAATCGCTCCTCAACGGTGCGAGTTCAGACAGAAACCGGTATCCAATATATTGCGATTTACCGTCGGAAGTATGATGGTGCTGTTGGACTCGTAGGGCGGGCACTTGGAACCTTCGGGCTAGATGCCTGGGAGAACTTCGTACCTACCCTATGGGAAATTACTCCATGGTCGTTCCTCATTGACTATTTCGTCAATGTAGGTTCGCTCATTGAAGCCTCGACGACGAGCCAGGCAGGCCTGGTCACGTGTATGCGGACGGTAAGGCAGCTGTCGACATTAACCATCGATGAGATGATTATGCCGTACAGCGAAACCTCACCAACCGGTAACATATATGTGACTGGCTTCTTTGGTGGATCTGACAGGGCTAAACGTGTGATGCTTCGTGCTACCCTTACTCGTACTAAGTTCGACGAGCTACCCATACCATCTTTATCGTTCTCCGTCCCCGGATGGGATTCGATGAAATGGGCTAATGTAGCCGCTCTGCTGACTGCGGGTAAGAAACTCAATCGTTCTCCCTTTTGAAAGGGGTCGTATATGACCTTCGCTCTTTCCACGCCGATCACCGGCACCGCACAGACTGGTTTCACAGCACCCACGTACACGTTGGTGGCCGACAATCCGCCGGCCAACAACGCGAAGCAATGGGCTGTCACCGCTCTCGGCGGAACTCAGACTGGAGTCGTGGCGCATTCCGTCGCCGCTCCTTTCACCGTTTCCCAGTTCAAACCTCAGAACCTTCAGGTTCTGAAACCACTGAACGCGGTTTCGGGGCAGCTCGACAAGGTTCCGACGAACGTCTACAAGACGATCACTCGGAAAGGCGTCTTGCCGCTGGCAGGCCAGGCCTACAGGAACATGGTGATCACGACGATCATCGAGTTGCCTGCGGGCGCCGACACGGCCGATGCAGCGAACGTCAGAGCGGGCCTGTCGGCTCACTTCGGCGCTTTGAGTCAGCAATCTGCTGGCTTGGGCGACGCGGTGATCCAGGGACTGATCTGACGCAAGAGCCATGTGTAATGACGAAATGTGGCTACCGGTTGGGCTATTCTGCCTTGACCTGGTGGTCTTGTTTTACGATCTACACGTTGCTCTGACACTCTTTTGAACGGGTGTCTTCTGCATGGAATGAACCCTAACTAGGTTCCACCGTTGTCTTACGATAGTTTGCTACGGAAGGGTCTGCCATGTTTCCTTATCAGGAACTTCAAGCAGTACTTGAGTCTGAAATCGCTGAAGTAGGTGTCACCCGTGAGCAACCGCTCACTTCGGATTTGACCATAAGTCAGATCAGGTGCATCATGCTGAGTCGGAGCTTCCTAAAGAAGCTTGCTCCTAAAGGCGTAACCGTTGAAGCAGATCAGAGAGCTCTTGAGAAATTCAAGGGTATTAACTCTGGACTGCCTGATCCGGCTGTACGCTTTGAGTATCCGACTGAAACCGAACAGGATGACTTGTTTTGGAGTTATTTCCGAGATAATGTCTATAAAAGCCTGACATCGTGCGACAGCCTGGACCTCGAATTCGTTCGAGAGACGATGGCTGCTGGGCCCGGAGCGTCCCTGGGATGCAATAACGCAAATTTCTTCACAAAGATGTTTGCCTCAAAAATCTCGGCTACTTCGGAACACCTAGTTGCGCGTTATCGCGCTGCGGTTTGTGAGTCTGACTCCTGGATGGAAGCTGAAAGGCTCCGTTTTGAGCAGTATGGACTTCAGATCGTATCAGGCAATCGTTTGTTCTTTGTCCCTAAAGACGCGGAAATTTCGCGAACTTGCTGCACTGAACCTCTTGTCAACATGTTGATCCAAAAGAGTATAGGTGCTTACCTGGAACGAGTCTTGAAAAGCTGCTTCGGCATCAGCCTTAGTATGCAACCAGACTTCAACAGGGAACTTGCTCGTGTTGGCTCGATCGATGGCTCCTTTGGAACCATTGACCTAGTTAGTGCGAGTGATAGCATCGGTTGGTCTCTCGTTCAGCGCATCATGCCTCCAGGCCTTCTCGGCTGGATAAGTATGGCACGCTGTGAAAGAACCGTCCTCCCGGATGGAACTGAGGAAGACCTCCGAATGGTGTCTACTATGGGAAATGGTTTTACTTTCCCGCTACAGACACTGTTGTTCGCCTGTGCGGTTCGCTCCGTCTATCAACTGATGGGTTACCCCTCATCATGTCCGAGGACACAGTTTGGGGTGTTCGGTGACGATATAGTTGTGCGCCGTGAGGCGTATGATTTTGTCATCCGATCGCTCGTAAAACTTGGGTTCAAGGTGAACGACAATAAATCGTTCAATACTGGAGCTTTCCGTGAGTCTTGCGGCCACGACTGGTACTCCGGACATTTCGTCCGAGGAGTGTATGTCAAAAGCCTTGAGACTGTTTCCGACGTGTACTCGTGTATCAACCGCCTTAACAGGTGGGTTGCGATGACGAGAGTGCCCTTAAACAAGACACTAAACTTTCTACTGTCGTCGCTAGGTGATAGAAGTCTACACCTAGTTCCTTTCTCAGAACAAATTGACAGCGGGATTCAAGTTCCGTTTGTCATG